AGTAAAAACTCAACTATACTGCGGGGTTTAGCATGGTAGATAAAAGAATTAGTGGTGACACAAGTGGTGCCACAAATATGGCAAAAAGATATCCAATCAGAAATGATGGATTGACAGATAAACAACGTATCTTTGTACAGATATATACAGAGAACGAAGGAAGGTTGACACCTACAGAATGCGCAAGACAAGCTGGTTATGCAGAGGACAGAGCAAATACTACTGCATCAGAATTATTGAATGGAAAAAGATTCCCAAAAGTAGTAGAAGCTGTTCTTGCACGCAGGGCAGAAATCCAAAAGACACACGAGGTCAAGCTAGATAAACATGTACAAGAACTGGCTAGGTTACGTGAGAAGTCATTGGCAGAAAAGTCTTATAGTGCTGCTGTTAATGCTGAGCGCTTGCGGGGTCAAGCCGCAGGATTGTACATTGATCGTAAAGAAATCAGAACAGGATCCATTGATAGTATGTCGCGTGATGACGTTTTAAAAGCATTAAAAGATTTGGGTATAGATGGTGAATTTAAAAAAGAGGGAAACAACACAGTTTTATCGGTCGAGGAATCCAATAGCGAAGGACCTAAAGACATCACTCCAGTATCGTCAGAAGGTGGTAAAGAACAAGAAAAAGTATGACCGTAAAAACGGAAACAAATTTTTGGAAGAGTTTAAAGAAATACTTAGACGCTGGTAATTACATATATTCAAGACTAGAAAGTTACGTTACACCAGGTTTCCCAGATTGCTTAATTTATCACAAAGATACAGGATTCTTTACAGTAGAATTAAAAGTCGCAAATAGTAGTAACAAAGTGGTACTATCTCCGTTCCAAATTGCATGGAATATGCGTCATGCCACAGCTGGTGCACCATCTTATATCTTGGTTAGCTTGCCTCTCGCAGAGCAAGTCAAATTGTTTCACGGATGTAAAACCAAGGAACTCGGCGAAAAGAACGTGTTCCAAGTACCTGGGCTGTACGAAGGACGGCTCGCGGACCTTGACTTTACGAAAATCGTGTCAAACTCCCAAACTCCCCTATCATAAATTTCTTGTGGATAACCTGTGAATAACTCGCGCAGCTGCGCACCGGGCGCCCGCCGGGCAAACTCCCTGAAACTCCCCTAGTTTATCCTTGTTTTCCGCCGATTCGTCAGTCGGCCGGGATCCCAGCAGCACAGGATGCAGCCAGGAGCTTCCTGAAACTCCCGCAAACTCCCCAGTTTCCCTAACTTTTTTGTGCAGCCCAACTTCACCTGCAGCTGCCGGGCGCCCGCTGCGAATCACCTTCATACCAGCGTGGTAAAAAATAAAATAAACTAAATGTTGCCATGTGGATAATTTTTTGATATAATAGGACTTAGAATTAGAAACAAAGGAGCTATCATGGTTTTACCAGAAGATACTAACAATCCAATAGTGGATGCGTTAAATAGATTAATAGAAGCTGTCGAAGATAATAACGACACTCTTAAAAGAATTGCCAATCATTATGATTCGGTAGTTCCTGTGATGAAGCGAAACGCAGAAGCACATGAAGAGGCTAGGTCAGATAACCGTAGTACGTTAGACCATATGTACGAGAAGTTGTTCTCTAGCAACTAATTCTCAAACTCCCCCTGCGACATTTTGCCGCGGGGGATAACCTGTGGATAAGTCGGCCGGGAGGCCGGGCGCCTGGCAGCTAAAACTGCCTCAAACTCCCAAACTCCCTATAACAATTTTTCCTAGTTTTCTGCGAAGTCGGATCCTGACCTTCACGCACCGGGCGCGCCCGGCGAGTTCCCTGAAGTCACGGATATTTTTTTCGCAGAAGCCCGGGTTTTTATTTGCAGAGACTGGTTGACAAACGCTGCAGCTGGATCTATATAACCAGGCAGCTGGAGATGCAGCTGCTAGAAAGAAGAAAGGATAGAATGGATTTGTTATTAGCTTTATTAATACCCCTGAAGTGGGTCATTATTGCATACTTCGTGTTTGTTTTTGTGTCCAAACTCCTGTAACTCCCCAAACTCCCAAACTACCCATCCTGGTCCCAAGGTTCGCGACCTGCAGTCCCGGACACCGGGCGCGCCCGGGTCAGAGTTGCTGACGGAAGTTGGTCTTGACGAGATTGATGATTCGTGTTATAAGGGAAATATAAATAGAAAGGATTAGTTATGATTCGTTGGAATAAATGGACTAGAGATTACACATATACTTACGAGTGGAAGAAAGGTACTTGGGTACTTATCCACAAGAAAAGCAATAGACCTGTTGCAAGGTCGTTTGAAACATGGTATCACAAATATAGAAATAGATTAAATGATATTTCTAGCCAATGGCTTAAAGTGTAGTTTGTAACTTGACTTCTATACTATAACCGATAAAAACAGAGCAGGAACGATACTCTTCAGTATTGACCGACAGAGCAAAAGAATTGCCGAATCTTCCGATAGGCAATACGAGGCAAGATAAACGGAGATATTCGGCTCTTGCCTCAAACTACCAAACTCCCCCAAACTCCCAAACTCCAATCATACATCAAACAAGTGGCCGGGATCACCTGCTGCCCGGGCATCCTTCAGGAGTTGCTGGAATTTAGACATAAAAAAAGGGCGAATAAATCGCCCTTGATTATGAAGTTAAGTTAGTAGAAAGAGGTTTAACCTAACCCCAATCTTTGCATGATATAACCTACATCAGATTGTAAATGCCTTAATAAGTCCATTGGGTCGACATCATTACCCTTGTTCTGTGCTACCCACTCAACGACTGAGTTGCACAATACACCACAAATTAACTTCCAATCAGCACTAGATTTTTCTGGAAGTTGTGCATTAATTAAGTTATCCAATTCGCCTGTTGCTTTTTTATCTTTGACTAGTTCTACTAGTGTTTCAATAATAGGTTGGATATTTACGTTATTGGCAGTTATAAGTTCATTAGGCATGAATTTCCCACTCTCTAATAGAATTACCATTAACCTCAAATACAGTTTCAGGGTTAATATTTACCCAACGTCTATTGTCATCAGATAAACCATTACCAATACGATATGCTAATACGTATTTGTCATGTTCATTAACGCTACCTTGTGTAGCTATGTTAGTGTGTCGCCAAGCATTAATACCTAAGATACCTCTTTTAAGTACAGACACTTCGCCTTTGTTGTTAATCCATTTACAAGAGAAGATTTTGTTCTGACCTACTCTTGTTTTGAATTGTTGTTTAGTCATAGTTACCTCTTTCTATTTCTGTATACCTATTACCATATACAGATAATATATGTTGTTGTATTTGTGCAACACTGTGGATATCCTGTGGATAACTTGTGCCCGGGTGCGACAATTTGCCGCGCGACATTATGTCGCAGGCGCCCAGGTCCCTAACTGCGCCCGAGCGCAAACGACGGGCCTACACCCCCCTTTTCTGCATAAGCATGCTTTATTTTTTTTGCTTGCCAGTCTGAGACTGTCAAAGACTAGAAAAATTGTTTTAATTATGCTATAAGGTACCCTACCTAAAAAATTTTTAAAAAATGGAAAACGTTTCTAATTTAGAATCCTTAGACACTAATACTCTCAAACTATTACTCAAAAGCGCTATGGACAAAAAGCGTGACGAGGCACAAGGTGATTTTTTAAAATTTGTAAAAACAGTTTGGCCAGAGTTTGTAGAAGGCAAGCACCACAAGATATATGCAGAAAAACTAAATCGTATTGCAAACGGTGAGTTAAAACGTTTAATTGTAAATATGCCACCAAGACATACAAAGTCAGAGTTTGCATCTAATTTGTTTCCTGCGTTTTACATGGGTCGTCATCCAAAGGCCAAGCTTATACAAACCACGCACACAGGTGAGCTAGCAATACGTTTTGGACGTAAAGCCAAAAACATGATAGAATCTAGTGAGTATGAAAAAGTATTTCCTGAAGTTACACTCGCAGCTGACTCCAAAGCTGCTGGACGTTGGGAGTCAAATCATGGCGGTGAGTATTTTGCTGCTGGTGTTGGTGGGGCTATTACTGGTCGTGGTGCCGATTTACTTATTATTGACGATCCTCATTCTGAGCAGGATGCGCTCTCCCCAACCGTTCTAGAATCACATTACGAGTGGTACACATCCGGTCCACGTCAGCGTTTACAACCTGGCGGCTCGATCGTTATAGTCATGACTCGTTGGTCAATAAAAGATCTCACTGGTAAGCTGCTCGAGGCCCAGGCTAAAGACCCTATGGCTGACCAATGGGAAGTAGTAGAGTTTCCTGCAATCATAAACGAAAAACCTATGTGGGGTAATTTTTGGTCCATGGAAGGTTTATTAGGTGTCAAAGCATCTATACCTACAGCCAAGTGGAATGCACAATGGATGCAAAATCCCGTGGCCGAGGAGGGTGCACTTATAAAACGTGAGTGGTGGCAAGATTGGGACAAGGAACAAATACCACAATTAGAGTACGTAATACAATCGTACGATACAGCATTTACAGCAAAGACAACATCAGATTACTCGGCTATCACAACGTGGGGTGTATTTACACCTGAAGAAGGTGGTAGGCCGTGTATAATTCTTCTTGATGCAAAACGCGGAAGATGGAACTTTCCAGAATTAAAAGCGAAGGCACAAGAAGAGTATTCTTACTGGGAACCAGAATTAATCTTAGTAGAAGCAAAAGCAAGTGGTCTTCCATTGACGCATGAGTTACAGAAAGCAGGTATACCTGTAATTAACTTTACACCGTCAAAAGGGAATGATAAACACTCTAGAGTAAATAGTGTCGCACCTATATTTGAATCAGGAGCAGTCTATGCACCTGTAGGTAGACGTTGGGCAGAAGAAGTTATCGAGGAGTGTGCAGCTTTCCCTTTTGGAGATCACGACGATTATGTCGATAGTATGACGCAAGCATTAATGCGTTATCGACAAGGTTATTACGTGGAGCTAGAGGATGATTTTGCGGATGAACCAATAGAGGTAAACTCTAGGAGGAATTATTACTAATGTCTATTGAAATGCTAAGGGAAAGGTATGATGAAAAATTTAAACCTAATGAAGGTTTTAAATTAGAAACTAGCACGCCTGAAGAACCAGAAGACTATGATGTTAGCAGTGCAGATAATGCAAACATAGAAGAACAGTTTATTCCTGATAACGACGAAGATAATTATAACTTTGCACAAGATGTAGGATTTGGTGCTTATAATACAGCAAAACTTGTTACAGAAGGTGCTTTAACAACATTACCAGCTGCAGAAAGAGTTTTTGGATTTAATGCATATAATGATGGCAGCAAGTACAGTGGGTTTGTAGATTTCTTTTCTACACTAGGTAGTTCTGAACTTAGTAGAGATGATTTCATGACAATATCTAAAACACAGAATGATCAAGAGTTTGCAAACGCAATGTCTGATTATGCAAACAACTATGTGTTAACACAAGATAAAATAGTTGATCATCTAAACAAAAGTTTAGATTTAGATATAACTAACGTAAATGATTTTGTAGAAAAATATAAAGGTAATCAAGAAGTAGCAGACGCTGTTACAGAACAAGTAAAATATTTAGAACAATTATATAAAGATGAAGGATTTTTAGTAGGTCAAGATTTTTACGAAGACGACGAAAACTATTACATAAAAAATTTTAAAGAATTACCGTTTCAAGTTAACACTGCATTTACAGAGTATGGTGATATACAAATACCTGGACTAGGTATTTACAAAATAGACGACGATGGCCGCGGCGCAATGATTGCTAACTCACCTTTTAATATTGGTGGATCAGGAATTGTTGGTGGTAAAGGCGATGACTACGAATACTTAAATAGAAAATCAATTGGTACTTTTCTCGATGACCAAGGATTTACAGGTGACCCAGCAAACACACCTCTTTACGGTGATCAATTTTCAAAATCATTTGGTCAAATTGTTTCAATACCTGCAGCTGGTTTTGCATTAAACCCAGGATCAATTTCTAAAGTTGCACAAGCAAAAGGTGTTCTTCCAAAAATAGGAGCATTCTTACAAGGCGCTAGTGGTAATCTTTTTAGTAAAGCAGGTGCTAAAGCTACAGGCATAGGCACACTTCCTGTTGCAGGATCTTATTACGGTTTATTTGATTAATGGTTGTTGGAATAATAAAAGGTGCTCAAGCCATTAGTAAAGGAATTGGTTCTTTAGATAGAAGTCTTAAAGGTTTAGTTAAAAGAGTTGAAACAGCTCCT